ACATGAACCGCAAGCCGTTGAAGCCTCGTTTAACCATTTGCTCAACCTCGCGTTCTCCCTCTCAAGCTCCTCGTATCGGGTGCGTTCGGAGTCGAGGGCGGCTTTAATTTCTTTTCCAAGGTCAAAGACTTCTGGATTGGACAAGCCGTGAATTACCATCTTCTCGCCAATCTCTCTGACAACGCTTGAGGGTATTTCCTGAACCCAATTAATCCAAAACTCTTGCTCTTTTTTTACGCCATGAAACTCTATGCTAATCTTGATGGTTGCTCTGTGGTCACCCATTACCGCTCACCCCTCTTATGGGAGGTCATTATTCGGCTTTCTCTTCCTGTAGCAAGTATCACAGATAAACAAGCTCCCATCTATCTCCACAGAGCAGTCTCTACAGGTGTTTACTACTTTAAGATTGTTCATTTATTTCCTTGTATTTAAGATAAATCTGTTCAAATTCTAGTCTGGACTTCTTCTCGGATGTTGTTCTTTTGGCTTTTTCAGTTAATTCTGTTACAGCGTCTAATCCATGTTTTTTTATTAGGTTTATAGAGTAAATGCCAAGCCTTCCATGATTCCATTTGTTGCATTGGACGCATTGAACATTAATATTCATTTCATCAAAGTCTAACTTACCGTGGTGGAAGTGTCCTGCGTTAGCGTCTTTCCAATGAAGTTTTGTTCCACAAGTAAAACATTCCACTATCCCATAAAAGTCTGCGTTTTTACGTCTTATGTATTCAGAGAACTCTCCCCATGCTAATTTTTTCATTAGTGGTAGAGAGTTCTTACGGGAACGGCGTTTAGAACGGCGCAGAGTCATCTTCAACTGGCTCCGGTTTTGTTTCAGTCTTTATGTTTAAAGCTTTCATAATGAGGTCGAGTTTCTTGTTAACTGAACTCAAGTCAACGGATTGCCTTGGTGCTGGAGTTGCCATAGGAGCTTTCTTCCTAGGAACGAAAGTCCTATTGGGGTAACCTTTATCGTTCTTACACTCAGGTTCGTTACAATCATAAGCTGACCAAGGGCCTTTCTTACCAACACCTTGTTTGAATGTCGTGTCTTGTGATCCGCATACTGAACAATCCATCAATTCCTCCTTGTGTTTTTTGCAGAGCTTAAATCCGTCTAGTAGAGCGTGTTGTTCTTCTGGGAAATCCTTAACAGAACATTTGTAGTAGCAGACTACGCAGTTAGTCTCCAAGCTGATTTTGTGTGTACTTCTCTAGTGAACTTAAGGAACGAAGAGCTTCGAAAGAGTTCTTCCACTTCTCGTACTCACATTTAAACTTAAGCTCTGCCTTTATGAGTTCTGAAGTCTCTTTGACGTAAGCAACGTAATCTGGGTGTCCTTTAGCGAGTGATTCCCTAGCTGTTACCGCTACGTCTTTCATGTTGTTCATGATCGAGGATAGTACGGTGTATTTAAGCTCCTGTGCCTGCCAAGACTGACCCTTAGCCTCCGCATAAGAGTTACCCGCCTTCTCCATCTTGATTATTACGTCTTTGAATTTATCGTGGAAGTCTAGGTTCATTTTTCCTTCTTTATCTCAAAGTAAACGGGCATCCTCTTGAGTACCCCTCCATTGTCGATGTTGTTTAACATACCTTTAACAATCTGTGAGTACCCACCACTTTTAGCGTTAAAAGATTCAAGCCACTCCTCATATGTCGTATACACGTTTAAACTCCCTGCGTTTGTATAAGAACAGCTCATAGTACTTATCTATATCGTTAGAGACTATAGGCTTGGAGAACCCCTGTTCTGTTTTATCGTTCAAAGGAATTATCATCATCTGCTCGCACTTTTCCTTTGACGCTTTCGCGTAAGCCGCCATTTGCATGAAGTTCTTAACCTTCTCCGGTGTGCGTTTAATATCAAATATTGTCGGTATCCCTCCAACAACTGCGTACCCATCCGGTGTTCCTGCGTACCTGTCTTTCTCATTAATTACTACCTCTCCGTTCTTAAGATTTTCCATAGGATATTTCTTTAGGAATGCTTGGAAGTCCCAACCATCCAAAGAAAGACCCAGCATACCCTTCTTCAAGATAAACAAGTCTGCCGCAGTTCCCTCAATCTCTTGAGGCTTGTGCCAAGTTCCAGTCTTTATGAAATCGGCTACTTGAGCATGGATGATGTTCCCTTGGCTTGCGTACTGCTTAAGTTCTTCCGAGTCCATTAAAAACTCTGAGTCATAACTTAGTATCGAAGTCACCGAAGGGACTTCTTCCCCGTTAGGCAGCCTGTAGAATCTAAAGTCTTTCCTATCTTCCTGAATCTTTTGTATCTTGGCTTTGTTAGCTTCCATCTGGAAGTTTTGGTAACAGATCGACTGAAGTTCCTGTTGGGCGGTTTCGATCACCATGTTCACTTCATCTTGAGTTTGGAACTCTTGCTCAAACTCCATGTCTGCCGCAAACCCTGGCCTCATGTTGCTGTAAGACCCTGTAGGTAGAACTCCTTGGAACGACGCGCTTATCCTAAGCTTTCTTTTCATAAGTCCCCACCAGTGGGTTGTGTTTGAGTTCTTTCCATTTCCCCAGTAAGCAATCTACCTCGTGCATCGCAAGGTTCAGCTCAAAGTCTTCTAGGATAAACATACCACCTAGACCAGAACGATCAGTAAACTTCCCAAAAAAATGTCCACATGAACGACACTGTCTTATTAGACCAGTACCGAACCTAGTCTTTACTTTTACTCTTAGCATTTTCTTTTACCTTTGCTTCTTTCGCTTTGTGAAGGTGGAAACACTCTTTGGTGCAGAAGACTTGCCATGTTGTTTTTGGGGCGTATTTCTTAAAGCAGTTTTCGCAGACCTTGATGCCTGATAAGCTTGTCATAAGTTTTAATGGCTTTCATTGGTTATCATTGATTACTAGGCTAGTATACACGTTGTATTAACCATGTCAAGGACTTATTTTTACCTTGCTCATCCAATCGCCAGAAGTATTTTGAAGCTCTGTTTTTGAGTAAATACGAAAAGTCCCTGCGTCAAAGTTGAGAATAGAATAAGAGCACGGACCGTGTCTCTGCTTCGTAGCTCTTATGATGTATTCTTTTGGATCCGCTGTTTCAGGTTTATTTCTATAAGGCCATTCGCATTGTAGTAAACAGTCCGCGCTCTCTTCAATCTCGCCAGAACCCTTCATGTAGTCTGTAGCGTCTTCAAGTTTAGATCCTCCTCGAGATATTTGAGAAGCTAGAACAATCGCGCAATTGTGTTCTATCGCTAGAGACTGAAGTCTTACAACGTATTCAGAAAGAGCTTCGTACTTACTTGAGTAACCTTTCTTAGAAATCTTCTGTGCATAATCTATGAACAAGGCTGATGGCTTCATTTCGTTCAACTGTTTTTCTACTGATTCGATCGACTTACCTACGTTATCGAATATCTCGATAGGAGCCGACAAAAGACGAGAGTTCATCTTCATGTGAGATCCTTCGGCTTTTTTAATCTCATTCATATCACCAGTTCTTAGCCTCCATCCATGAATACCGAACTCGATACAAAGCAACCTCTCTAAGATTGCTGATACGGACATCTCTAGCGAATCTACGATCGTAGGAACCCCGTTCTTAGCCAGACCCCAAGCCATGTTCAGCAATAAAGACGTTTTGCCGTGGGATGGTCTGCCAGCTATAACCATGAGTTCCCCAGTATGAACACCCCAAGTAAGAGTGTCTAAAGCCTCAATCCCTGTAGGCATCTTTGGCGTACCTGTACGCTTCTGGATGTCTTGAATGAGTGTGTCTAAGACTTCAATCTTTGTTTTCATATACTTTTTTTAAGTCCAACGTTGACTGAAGCGTATCTGATATAACACGTACCATGTCTTTGTCCTTCCAGAACTTCTTTACCAGCCTACGGCAGATAGCCTCCTGCTTAGACAGTATGTCTAGCTCTTCAGAGAACTTGTTTTGGCAGATTGGCGTATTGGTCATTAGATTTAGTCTCTAATGGTGCTTCTATCCGGTTTAGCCAGTTGACGACGAACTTACGGGATTTCTTGCGGCCAGGGTGCGCCGCGAGCCACGCATCCATTTTAGAGAGTTCTGAGTCTATAGAGAGATGCCTATAGGCTGTGTTTGTTTTTAGAGTCTCTAAGAAGTCGCTATCACTTCTTTTATTTACTTTATTTACTTTACTTTCCTTTCCTTTACTGCTTGAGGCTTGCTTAAGCCTGGCTTTAGCCTGGCTTGAGGCTAGTCCACCCCTTCTTCCAGCCTCGCTTAAAACCGCTCTCCTTTTTTCCATCTCTTCCATTCTCCTAATAAGAGACGGGGAATAAAAACTACCCTGTTTGTCTATATCAAACAATCCGAAGTCTTTAACTACCTTTTCAACGTCTTTGGTTTCGCAATGAGAAGTAAATGCGATAGCATTGCAATCGGATAGGTTTAGTTTGTGGTCGCTATCATTGCGTAGGTGTTCAATAATAGACCAGAAGATACCGTAGCCGTGCATCTTCATGTCCATTACTAACCGGATTATCTTTGGATCTTGTTGAGCGTTCGCATCGTGCGAAAAGTAATAAGCGTCTTTCAAGCTATCTCCAAAAGAAAACTGCCCTCAACAAGCCCGACCGATGAGAGTCTGCCTTCCGTTGGAAGGTGCAAGGGAATAATCCCAAGCCTGCTGAGGGCATTCTTTATAATTTTATTTTCTATTGTAGACACAAAAAATCCCTTGCTCTTTCTCATCGGCTTTGAACATAGATTAGACACTATCAAAATACTAATTAAGTGTCAAGCTCTTTATCCAATCACAGCGACTTCCAACACAAATAACACCTCTGCGACTTTGGAAAGTCTTCGTTGTGTTGACACCGTACACTAAGCCTGACTTCTACAATTTCATGGGTACACTCAGCCTGAAGCTTGGCAAGGTCGGCCTTAGCATCCCTTAACTCTAGTGCTTGCTCAATAAATCCTACCTTCTCGTTAAGATACTCGGCCTTCTCTATCCTAGAGCGTAGCAGCTCTGCATTCTGCTTAATCACCTCGTTAGTCAGAACCATGATTTAGCCCTCCTATCATTAGACTTGCGTCTCTCTAGGATAGGCCACACAGCATTGATAATACTCTGGACCTGCTTGGCTTGAGTCTCCGTCACATCCAGCGCATTCTCCTGTAGCCACTCATGCAGCCTCTGGGCCTCATTGAGTAGGTTGTCTGTGTGCTTGGTCGTCACTGGGATACCTCCTTTTTCTGTTTAAACAGGCTGTAGCGCCTCTTACTAGCTTCCCTAGCCTTAGCCAGGCACTCTGTACACAGGACCGCCTTAACCCCGTTAGGAAACAGGTGTCCTGGCTTCGTACACTTCCCACAGATTCCAGCTAGTACCTTCTTAAGATAGTGCTTATACGTCCCTGTCACCTTGCTTAGCTCATCATCAGTCCATACCTTGCGCTTACGTCCCATTGGATTCCCCTATCTGTTGAATGTACTCAAGTCTACAATCTGGGCAGAATAGCTCTACCGCATACCGACCACAGAGGATGCAGATAAACGGCGTATCAATCATGTTGCTAATCATCATTTCCATCCCCTCCATTCCCATCATATTCAATCTCCTGCTCACAATCCTGACACCAGACTCTTAATCGGCCATTCTTAAAGCCGTATATTCGTGTACGATCGTGCTGACACTCGCCCATATTCAAAGCCATTAGTCTATCCCCTCATAGAAAGCATGGCGACCTACAACCACGCTTGGTTTATGTCCTTTAGACCAATATGGCTTAATATTGGTTGTGTGATAGTGTGTGGCATGCCCCAGATTTGCATTCCTAGCCGTTTCTAGGGCCTTTACCGCCCTGTACCTAGCCTGGGCGTCATAATGCAGGGAAAGCCACGCCTGGGCCCATTTACGGCTATTCCAGCAGCTGAACTGCTTAGGCTGCAAACAGACCGCCTCAAGCGTCTTCTTAGACTTCTTAGCCCGATTAAGTATCACGCTGGCTACCATAGCCTGTCCTTCATCCGATTCCCCAGCTGCTTCCATAGCAATTGTCTGATAAACTATTTCACTCTCAGCATGTACAGATACAGCCAGCACCATTAAGCAGCAGACAGCTATTACAACCATAGCTATACGCCTCATGTCGTCCTCTTAATAAACTCGAATCGCTCTTCCGGCGTCATAGAGTCATTCAGCCTATCCAAATCAGCCTGAAGCCTAGCTATGGTCATCTTAGACTTAATCCCTCTCTGTAACATTAGCTCAATCTTAACAGCGGCATTGACCAGCTTAGTGTCCATTATCGGCCCTCGGCTTTGGCTATGGCTCTTTCAAGTGTTGTAATCGGTATTGATTTGTGGACGCTCCTATCCACATACTCAGGAATCTGCCGGAAGTACTGGAGAGATTCTTTACACGCCTCTAACAGCTCAGGCGCGGCGGCGATTAGGGCGGCGTTGGCTTTGTCTTTAATGTCGTAGCAAATATCCATACCGAACGGCTCGCTTCCTGTCGAAACGTAGGAAGCAACAAAGTATCTGCCATTCACAGAATCTTTATCGGCTTTCCACGGCCCAGGCGTATGCTTAGCGCTCACTTGGACACCTTCACCTTCCCGCCATTCTTCCCACACTCGCCGTTGATATAGTCAATCCATCTCTCTTCGTTGAAGTTTGGATTTTGGCTTGAGCAGAAATTAGCCAGCAAGTCAATCTGCGAAGTGTTAAAAGATTCCGCGCTATTTAAATCTTCATTAGCCTTCTTAATCATATCCGCCAACGCTATAAAGTGTTTCTTCGTCATGTCTGCATCCTCCGTGTTATTAGGTTAACTCTCACTTGTTACACTCCTAAGATACAGTATTAATTAATTCCTGTCAAGGTATTCTTTAAAGAAATTAACTATTTCTTTAGCGAAATAAGCCATAGGAACATAGCCGTCCACATTTTCAGGCCACTTAAATCGCCTCTAATAGCAAATTTCACTTGACAGAGCCGCTAACTTATGCTAGTAATAACTCAAACAATCACCTGGAGACATCCACTTTGAATGAAACGCCCGTTTCAGATTCTCCGAGTGAAAGTACTCCTAAGCAATCCAATAATCTAACCCACAATGTAGACCTAAGCGACAAACAAACAAGATTTTGTTACAATTATCTTGATTGCGCTTCAGAAACCTTCCAGAACGCTACATTATCCGCTAAAAAAGCAGGCTTCAGTAACAAAAGCGCTAAGATGGCTGGCTACCGCCTGTTACTGCGTCCAAAAATAAAGCAATTCATTCAGGAATTAGAGACTAGCATAGCCTCGAAGCTTCATTGGGATAGGTCAAGGTATGAAGCTGAAGCGGTCAAGAGTTATGAGGGATTGCCACTCGATAGCGCAAACAGATTCAAATATTTTGAGCTGATCGGGAAGATTATGGGATTCCTTGAACCTCAGACGCTCAATACCTTCATCTTCTCCAACATGGACAAAGACACAATCGCTCAGCGTGTGCGCGACATAACGCATAAGCTAAGCAATAGCAGCATGTTACGGCTGAGTCAGGCGGACCAGTCCCAGGGGATTGGAATAGAGTCGGGGGTTAATACTAAATGGACCCCCCCTCCTGACATCTCAATTAACTCGCCTGTTACACAACCTATTGATAATAAAGAAGTTACAGACATGGAGGCTTCGCATGAAGAGGGGATACTACCCAGCGCCAAGGCCGCCAAGCCTGTGGCAGAGGATAAAAAGGATGTGGAAGGAGCTCTGGTTGTAAGGAAGTCCGATGGGCGCGGATATAAGGAAGTGCCGGAGCCTGTTGAGACTTTTGAGTGCACGCCGACTTGGGCAGGCTGCAAGCACGATCTTAAACTAACAAGCCAGGACCCTGTGTTGGTTTGGACTTGCTCTAAATGCGGTGAGACAGCGTGAAAGTATTACTTGACGTCTTCCTTCACTTACCTGAAATTGACAAACCTATACTGATTCTTGGAAAGGGTCCGAGTATTGAGAGGTTTAAAGAAGTAGCTCTGGAAGAGTTTTTCGTGATTTGTATTAACGATGTTGGTGATAAGATTCCTGTAGACCTTTCGTTTTTTATTCACGGCGAGTCTATCCCAGAAGATAAGCCAGTCCTCATCCCCTACTACCCACATATCGGAAAGAAGCCAGGTCCTTTATCACCCCACAGCAGACAAGACGCCTACCACTACAACCTCTGCACAGGCCCAAGTGTGAACTCACCAGTTATCACACAAGACGGATTTAGTATCCACGCCCTTCTTAACATCTTGGGTCTTTTAGGCAATCGTGATATCTACACAGTTGGGATTGACGGTGGAAGTGAATACTCCACACTCTTTCCTGGACCAAAGTTTGACTGGAACATCTTTGACTACCAGTGGGCTGAGATCGAAAGGATTAAAAACAAGTTTGGAATGAAGGTCGAACCATTATTTAAACCATTCGGCACCAAAGCCGGACACAGTATGGGAATACCCCAGACTGTCAACGAGTAGGCTAAAGGAGACACACTATGTCACTCGAACATCAGATGGCCGCCAAGGTCAAGGATGTGAAGGCCATGCACGAACAGGCCCTCAAGTCCGTTAAGCCTGGCGACCAGGTAACGTATGTCAATGAAGAAGGCATTGGCCGTGAGGCCCATGTGAAGTCCATTAGCGGTGAGAAGGCGACGTTGGAAGTCATTCTCCCTGATGGTCAGTTAGTTGAGAAGTCAGGTGTTACATATCTAGATACGACCAATACGGTCAAGCACGAGCAGGGTACGACGGCTGGCACGTCTGAAGTCGCAGCCAAGGTCCGTACCAGAAAAGGTGGCCGCCGTGGTAAAGGTGAAGCAGCACAAAAGCTTTCAGAGGATGGCCGTGAGCTTGATAACAATGGGAACCCTATAGCTCGTGATATCTTGAAGCTTCGTGATTCAGCCGTTCTCTATGAAGATCAGGAAGGTCCATACTGGCACGTCTAAAGAGTTAGGAACCATTGGGGTGGGCCATTTGGAGCCCACCCCCGCACACTAAGGATAGCAGCATGGCAAAGCCAGTCATAATAAAAGTGGACCACTTTATGGAGGCACACTCGCTTCTCAGCCTCTTGGAGAACTGCAAGATCATCGTTAGAGTGAAGAATGGCGACTCATCATACGTCGCAGCCAAAGGAGTGAACAGGACAACTTTGAAGAGACACATGAAAGCTGCTGAGGCAGATGCCAAAGCTTAAAGAAGCCCCCAAAGCGCAGAAGCCTATCACTCCTATTGAGATGAGTGATGCGGAGTTCCTCGCTACATTCAACATCACTAAGGAAGATTATAGGTTCCTTAATGAGTTTCAAGTCTACAAGCTCGAGAATGGCATAGAGTTCTATGAACCATATCCAAAACAAGTTGAGTTTCACAAATCTACCGCACCCTACAGACTATTCGCAGGCGGAAACCGCACAGGTAAGACCTACTCAGAGGCAGCAGAGTGCGTATGGTATGCGCTTGGCACACATCCTTATAAGAGAATCGAGACCCCTAATGAGGGCTGGGTTGTAAGCAAGGATTACAACGTTCAGAAGGAATCTATCCAGAAGTGTATACTGGAGCTTCTCCCAAAGTCGGCCATAAAGGGTGAACCAAGCCATGTGAAGTCCGGCATCATAGATACAATCTACCTCAAGAATGGCAGCATCATAACGTTTAAGTCTGTGGACTCAGGTACATCTCGCTTCGCAGGTGCAGCCAAGCGGTGGATAAGCTTCGATGAGGAGCCTCCCAAAGAGATATGGAATGAGTGCTTAGCCCGTATCGGTGCAGGACAAGGCCTAGATGTGTGGCTAGCTATGACCCCGATATTTGAGGATGGAAGGGGCCGTAGAATTGGTATGACTTGGACATACAAGGACCTCTACCTCAAGCGCGATGGAGTCCGCATCTTCGCCATCACAGCAAGCCTTGATGATAACCCATATCTCACCGATGAGCAGAAGGCCGAGCAGAAGAAGAAGTATTTTGGGACGGAGTACGACATCCGCATCAAGGGAGAGTTCAAGCTTATATCCGGCTCCATGGTATTCGATCCAGATGCGGTCCAGTTCTTCCACTCCCAGGCCATTGAGCTAAAATACCGTGGCTTCCTGATTCCTCACTCAAACGGCTACAAGTATAACTTCAAGGAGTCTCCCACTGGCAACTTGAAGATATGGAAGCACCCAGTCCAAGGCCGCAAATACTTCATAGGAGCTGATGTCGGTCTCGGTGTAGGCCAAGACCCGTCCTGTGCAATAGTGTTTGATGATGACCTGAATCAAGTAGCCGAGCTTCACGGCCAAATCCCCCCTGACCTCCTCGCCAAAGAACTTATCTCCCTTGGCAACTACTTCAACTCTGCCTGGGTCGGCATAGAAGCCAACTCCTTCGGCATAGCCACAATCAATGAGATCAAGAAGAAGTATCAGAAGCTCTACTTCAACTATAAGGTAGATGAGAGGTCGGATATCAAGACTAAGAGGCTTGGGTGGTGGACAGATTCCAAGTCTAAGCCAATCATGATAAGCGAATTCAGTAAGGTTCTGCGCGAAAAGGTCTGTGATGTGCGCTCAAAGGAGCTGATAGAGGAGCTTATGACATACGTTATAGATGATTCCAACTCCGCCAACGCAGAAATAGGTTGTAACGATGATAGGGTTATAGCCTCAATGATAGCTTATCAGGTTTGGAAGAAGTTCCACCTCTCTGGTCAGATGCAGGCTATCGAAGCCGTCTATCAGCCAGCAAACAAATTAACAGGATATTAAACACATGGCAGAATTTGATCCCGAACTAGACCAGGCAGAGAAGCTAATTCCTAAGGTGTACACAGGCGAAGACACTATGCGCCGCGCCTATCAGTTCGTCAAGGACCAGCTTGATAAGAACTGGGCCGATCACCAGAGCCGTCAGTCCAAGTGGGCTGAATGGGACAATTGCTACAGGCTCATTGATGCGAATGTGACAACAGAGTATCTTCAGTGTAAGGTCGTTGACCCTGAGCCGCAGGTAGAAGTGGAGACACTCAAATCCAACATAGTAGAAGCATTCCTAGCGCAGGACCCTCCATTCAAATACAAACCAGGTGATGAGACAGATGAGGACCAGGCTGAGATTATGACATCTTACACAGCAGATAACCTCCGTCGCATAGTTATCCGAGACAAGTTTGAGCGCTCCATCCACCAACTCCTCGTCATGGGCACCTGCATAGTTAAGACTCCTTGGCGCAAGGAAAGTGAGAAGCGCCTTATCCGAGTCCGTTCCATGCAGCTGGACAAGGACGGTCTCCCCAAAGTCGGCAAGGATGGAAAGCCACTCTACAAGACGACGGAGAAGAAGACCGACATCCCTAAGATGGATGACATCGACTGGGAGTATGTCAGCCTCTACGACTTCTACCCATGTGGTCGCGGTAACAGTATCCAAGACCTAGACGGCTGCGCCCAGAAGTTCATCCGTACATTCGATGATTTGAAGGCCAATGAGCGCAAGACAGAGTCTGTGGACGGTGAGGAGGTCACAACTGGTATCTACTACAACCTAGACGGAATCCACCTCTCCTCCTCTAAGCTCGACATCGTAGAATACTGGGGCCAAATCCCCAAGCATGTCATCACAGGCTCGGACGATGACAAGTACCGCAACTTCGAGGGCGTCATCACCTGCATAATGGATATGAAGAACTATTCTGATGAATACACTAAGCGGCAGCATGCCGAGAAGACAGGTGAAATATATTCTCCAACTGAGACCTCCTCAGCAGAACGCGCTATCCGCTGCCAAGAGAACCCATTCTGGTCAGGTGAGCGCCCCTACCTCTCCTGCGGCTACACTCCCGTAGATGATGAGTTCTACGGCATAGGCATGATTGAGCCCATCCTAGAGAAGTGGCATGAGCTAAACACGACAATCCGGCAGCTCTCAGACAACAAGACGCTACAGCTCCGCATGCCCATGATTGAGGACGCCACAGCAAACATCCAGAGGGCCAACTCCCTCATAGCCAATCCCCGCATCAAAGCAGATGACATAAACGGTATTAAGCCGCTCCCTCTCTCCGACTTTTCCCGTAACGGCTGGCAGATGGTAGGAGCCATAAAGGATGATATGAGACGGGCATCAGGCGCTCTTGAGTCAATTCAGGGCACTCCAATGAATAGCTCCACATCTGCAACCGAGTTCGCTGGTATCGCACAGCAGGCAGGAGTTCGCCTAAAGAACCGCATCAAGTACATAGATGAGAAGCTTTTTAAACCTTTTTTAAACCGTTGCTATGAGTACAACATGCAGTTTGCAGAAGCAGAGCGTGTAGTTAGAGTCTTAGGCAAGAAAGGGACGAAACTTGTAAGAGTCGGCCCTGAAGGTATATGGGGAAACTTCGACATCATAACACAAGGCCCAACTGAGATTGAGAACAACGCTATGATGGCGAATAAGCTGACAAACTTCATAGCTATCGCGGCCAAGATACCAGGCGTTGACCTACCCAACTTGGTCAAGAAGGTCTGGATTAAGATGGGCTTCCCCGAATCAGAAGCCGATGAGATAGTTCCGACCCCAGGTCTCAGAGACCAGACACTCGACATCGAGAATGAGAACATGGCTCTCTCTATGGGCCAGCCAGTTAACCGTAAACCTCAAGATGATGACTTCCAGCACTACGCAGGTCATCAGCAGGAATGGCTGCGCCTCAGGGACGGCGGTCAATCCACCGACCAGTCCAGAGAAGCCTTCCTCCGCCACATGGCTCAGCACAATGTCTACATGAGCCAGAAGGATGAGACTATCATGGACCCTCAGGCCCAGCTCAATGAGTTGGCTCAGAACGGTGGAATCCCTGTTCAAGGAACAAATGGCGGCCCTCCTCAAGGCCCGAATCCTATGATGGAGATGTCCAATGGTTAATTTTGAAGATGAGAATAGGCTTAGAGAAGATGAGAATACACACCTGGCTCAAATGGCAAAGACTCAAGGCTTTAAAGTCCTTCAGAAGATGGCTAAGGATATGGAAGAGATGAGTCTTAAGACATCCTTCTCAGAGAATCTCTCCGCCGAACTCCGCCTCATTAAGCTCGGAGAAATCTCAGGCATAAGAAAACTTTTACATCTAGTAGTCTCTCGAAGCGAGAGTTAAGCTAAACCTCCGTCATGGACGGAAACCAAAGGAGTACCTGCATGGCAGACGACAACAGAATAGAGTTACCGACTAGGGATACTACGCCAACACTCCATGAGGAGCCTGAGAACGTCTCTCGCCCAAAGGATAATGGCCGTATAGACCTCACCACTCCCAAGCCAGTAGCCCCGGAATTAACCGCCTCGCCGGAGACTGAGCAAAAGCCGGAGGAAGCGCCTAAAGAGGAGTCCACGAATGTCGAGGCTCCTAAGGACGATGATATTGAGATGCTTCGAAAGAAGCGTAAGGAGTTAGAGGAAGATAACTTCAAGTATAGAGATAGGCTTCGCAGGGAACGTGAGAACTCAGAGGAGTTGAAGGCCAGACTTGAGCGCCTTGAATCCTCAGTATCCAGCGTATCCAGCGATAAAGAGTTCGATGCTCAGGTCAGGGAGACTCAAGCGGAACTAGGTGTTGACGAGGAATCTGCAAAGAAGCTCGTCCGTACAGTCCGTAAGATAAGCCAGCCTAAGCAGGAGAATCAGCCTCTTAACCCTGTACAGAAAGCCGCTAAAGAGTTCGCATCCCAAGCTTCTGAAGCTATGGATGAGTTCTCCGATTGGGATAGCCATAGGCAGAAGATGACGGAGCTTCTCGAAGCCGACATCAAAGCCAATGGTGAACTCAAAGCCTTAAAGCGCGGCCCTCTCTACTACTACGCAGAATCTCGTCGTCTAACCCAAGGTGATCCCGAATCCGCTAAAGCTCAAGGTAGAAAAGAGATGGCAGAGAAAGTTAATCAAAAGAATCTATCCGTTTCAGAGTCAAGCCGTAACTCACATGGACGCCCAACGCCTCAGGTTAAATGGACGAGAGAGTCTATCCAAGAACTCGCCCGTAACAACCCTGATGAATACATGAAGCGTCGTCCTGAGATTATGGCCGCTATGAGCCGTGGTGAGATTCAATAGTCCAAACCAAGGAAAATAGTCATGGCGAATATTACAGTTACGACAGCCGCGAATATGATTCCCGAAGTTTGGTCGTCTGATGTGCTGTACTACCGTGAAGCAAAGCTTGTTCTCGCTAAACTAGTACGGCGCTTTGATGCAGACGCCAAATTCGGTGATATCATTCATATTCCGAATGTCGCAGAAATCACGGCCCGTTCCAAATCGGCTTCAACCGCGATAACCTATGATGCGAACACTGAAGCTGTCACGGACATCACGATCAACAAGCACAAATATGTTGGCGTGCTGATTGAGGACATTGCACAGATCCAGTCTAAGCCCGATCTGATTAAAATCTACACTCAGACGTCTGGCTATAGCCTGGCTAAGGCAGTGGATACGGATATAGCGGCTCTTGCGACTGGCTTCTCGCAGACGGTTGGTACGGCAGGCACGGCCCTGACGGATGCTAACCTCCTGACAGCAATCCAGTACCTTGATGATGCGAACGCGCCTGAAGATGATAGGCACCTCGTTGTCAAGCCGTCAGTTAAGAAGAACATCCTCACTCTGGATAAGTTCGTCCTATTCCAGAATGTTGGCTCTAGTGCCCCTGTCCGTTCTGGACAGATTGGCGAGTTGTACGGTGTTGAAATCCATGTGACATCTAACATCTCGGTGACTGACGTTACCGTTGACGTTACGAATAACATGCTGTTCCACCGTGACGCGATCGGTCTTGCCATGCAGAAAGATATCTCCACTGAGACCCAGCGGAATATCGATCACTTGGCGACGGCTGTTGTGTCTAGTTGCCTGTACGGTGTTGCGGAGATCCGCGACTCGTTCGGGGTATGGATCAAGACCTGAAAATTAGGTCTATTAATGATATTGAGGGTGGAGATAACCTCTCCACTCTCATATCAAACTAGTTCATTAATAAGGAGAACGACATGCCTAGAGGTACAGTTCCTGCTAATAAGGCGAAGAAGGGTAAGACCGTCGAGCAGTGCAGACGTGATATGGCGGGTACCAACATGAAGGGTATTGCGGCTGGTAAGCCTATGTCTAAAAAGAATAAGGTCAATGAGTATTAAACCTAAGTCTGTCACAGAAACAGTCTCTCAATATGGACACGCCTCATTCGGCATAAAGACCACGACTAGCCAAGCCCCAGATGGCAGTAGGTTCAAGAAACCGATGAGCGTTGTCCACATGGAGAATATCCGTAGACGTAGGGTAAAGAAGGATCGCTGATGTATTTAAAAGAGATAGCAGACCACATAGGTGATGGGATCAATGATACAACGCTTAAGTCTACTGGGACTAATTACAGTAGAACTAAGCAGTTCATCAATGAGTTCTATAGGCTGAACTTCCTCCCCTTGCGAGAATGGGAGTTCTTGCGTAGGGAGGGCTCAATATCTCAGGTAGCTCAGTATACAACTGGTACAGCCCTATTCACAAACGGCTCTACGACTGTGATAGGAACAGGCACAACTTGGGTATCGGCCACACACGTCAACCGCTACATCTTCGTAGACGGAGAGAGGCACTATAAGGTCACGGCTGTAGCAAGCACAACTTCTCTCACCATCGAGTCTGCCTACGAGGGAGATACGGGAACCAAATCATACACAATAGCCCAGTTCCGTTATAAGCTTCCTCGTTGGGTAGATTATCCTGTACGTATCTATGGCATAAGCCGGACGTATGAGACCACGACGCCGTATAAGATTCGTCAGTTCATGACCAGGCCGAGTGAGAGGATGACAGCGGCTACGTCTCAGCCTTATGTCGCAGGCCCACGAGAGAGAACACTCTATACGACAGGTACCGTATCTGGGACGTCTGGCACCAAGACTCTGACTGGCTCCTCAACAGCTTGGCTAACATCTGGCATTGAGCAGTTTGATGAGATACAGATCGGCTCAGTAAGCTACACCGTAGACTCCGTCAACTCAGACACGTCCATAACCCTCTTCAAGAACATCATAAGCACGATTGCCTCAGCCACAACCTACACAGCCGTAATGGACAGGTGGACATTGGACTTCAACTACTACTCCTCTGAGGCCAATACGCTATACATCACAGCCGCAGCCATAGTTCCACCTCTTGATGACGACTACGACATCCCCTTCATGCCAGATAACTGGCACTATCTCCTCGTACTCGGAGGGAAGCTCAAGGCCCGTCAGCACAACAATGAGGACGTGTCTGTAGAACTCTCCGAACTCTCATCCGTCATCCGTAACCTAGTCTCAATAAACAGTCGTTCAGAGGACAGACTAGATCGGTTCATCCTTTGAGCGTCCAAGAGATACAAAGCCTAGTTATTCAGAATCCAGGAGCAGGTGGGGCCAATGAGAAGCTCGCAGGCCATCTGATCCAAGACTCTCAATCCGCTAGGCAGGACGACTCCACTCTCCCCCTCAAGAACTGCCACACCGATACGCTGGGTAAGATAGTTAAGCGTAAAGGCTACACGGTCTATGCAGGAGCATTGACCACTACCTCCTTCATCACAGGTATGTTCCAATACAAGATGTTTGGAGGTGGAGAGTTCGAAGTAGTCGCAGGAGATGATGGATTCGTCAAGCACATCTGGGACATCTCATCTCCCGGTTCACCTGTCGATATCATAGGCGCTGCCACAATCACATCCGATTCCCTCTTCGACTTCTGCCAAGTAGCAGACAAGCTGATTATGACCACAGAGTCCAGGAACACGCCTCTCAAGTGGGCAGGATCAGGCAACGTAGCAAGCCTCGGTGGAACCCCTCCAGTTGGCAAATACTGCATCGAGTTCGAAAACTACGGCTTTATAGCAAATACCTCATCCAACCCTGAGAGAGTCTATTGGTCAGACCTGTTCGATCCTGAGACTTGGGGAGCAGCGAACTTCAAGCGTCTCAACGGAGCCTGCACAGGCCTTGGGAAGGCCGACAACTCCCTCTTCGCCTTTACTGCAAACTCAATCTACGTAGGCCGCTACACAGGCGACTCCATCAACCCATTAGACTGGACCCAGCTTGAGACGACAGTAGGCTGCAAGGCCGCTCACTCCATTATCACGTCGAATGGGATACTCTACTGGATAGCTGGGGATAATCATGTCTACAAGATAGAGGGTTTCACGCCTAAGCGCGTAACTGAAGCAATCCCTGTCACAATTAGCAACCTTAACTCTGGCTCTTTAAGCAAGGCGGTCGCAGTCGATCACAAAGAGCTATCCCAGCTCTGGTTCCATGTGCCATACAGCGCAGCTACAACCAACGATTTCGTCATAGCCTTAGACTACATCTCCAATGAGCTATTCTTCTACGATGGTATAAGCGGCAACTATGCAGCTAACTTCTCCGATTCCTCCGGCCTAACCAAGACATACTTCGGAGACAGGACAGGCAGAATCTATCTCACCAACACTGGTAACTCAGACTACGTGGCAGGAGTCGCTACAGCCATTGACTTCTACCGCTACTCCAAGCAGTTCAACTTCGGACACCCTAACCTCAAGAAGCGCATAAGGAAGATCAAGTCCACATCGAACAATCACGCCTCTGCCATAACCACAATCACGGTGAATGGAGACTTCGGAGCTTCTTCCGGCGAAGTCATCACTCTAATGCAGGACGCTGGAGACACAACGATAGGCGCATTCATCATAGGCACAAGCATCCTTGGCGGTGTAGAGGAGATAGCAACTTATAACGATGTGGCAACCACAGCCAAGTATATCCAGCTCAAGTTCGCAAACAATCAGTTAGACATCCCAATTAACTTCTCTGATTTAGAGATCGAATACCAGCTGTTACCAGGCCGATGAAGATTAAGCTTATGACTCCAACGAAATCAGATGACCCTATCCTGCGTCACGATATGCAGGAGATCCAAGCTGCTATTAACCAGCAGCAGACCTTGATGGAAGTCGATTCCTACACGGCTGATCCGGCCCCCACAGCCGCTTCAAACAAAGTCTACATCTGGTGGCGTTCAGATTTGAACGAGATACGAATTAATGAGAATGGAACCTTGTACAAGATAGCGGCAACTGCCGTTTAAGGAGAAATAAATTGAGCCAGCTTTCATATACCAACTTAGTCGATGGAGACCAGCCGCAAGCATCAGGCTTCAATTCCCGCTTCCTCCTAGCCATTAACCTGCTTAATGCTGGGATTGGTTCAGATAACATAGCAGCCTTGGCAGTAAATGGAAGTCACCTCAACCTAGGAGCCTACATCTTCAAGGAGTCTAAAGGAGCCGATGTCGCATCCGCAACAACCACGACGCTTGGGAATGATGGGAACTTCTTTGATATAACTGGCACCACAACGATCACATCCATTGCTTCTAAGGCGGCAGGCACAGTCGTTAGGCTTCAGTTTGATGGAATACTTACCCTGACTGACGGCTCAAACCTTAAACTTGCAGGAAACTTTGTTACAGCCGCAGAATCCACCATCACTCTAGTCTCTGATGGAAGCAACTGGTATGAACTCTCAAGAAGTCCTAATACCTATACTCCTACAGCATCAAATGCTTTGGCTGGAAGTGTAGTTCAAACTGTAAACACTCAGACAGGTGCTGTCTCAACCACCTCCACAGCGATTCCAAACGATGACACTATTCCTCAGAACACAGAAGGTGGAGAGTTTATGACTCTCGCTATTACCCCGACAAGTGCGACCAATAAACTGAAAATTACTGTAGTAGCAAATCTAAGCAATGGCTCATCAGTCATTATGGTCGGAGCGTTATTCCAGGATTCCACAGCAAATGCAATCGCCGCCTCAAGAACATTCTGCCCTTCAAACAATGTACAAGTTGTTTTTACCCACTACATGACTTCAGGGACTACATCTTCGACTACATTTAAACTTAGGTGTGGTGCAGATAGCGGAACGACTACATTTAACGGAAGCGGTGGAACAAGACAATTCGGTGGTGTCATGGCCTCATCAATAACAATCGAAGAAATTAAAGTGTAACTAGGAGATAATATGGGCCTATTTAGTAAGTCTAAGCCAAACTTTGGGGCACTTTACCCTGATCCCCCTCAGTATTCACTCGCACCTGGTAGCCTCGGCCAGTATCAAGGCCAGATACAGAGCCTAATTGACCTGTTCGGACGCCGCTCTCGCGGTGAGGACATGTTCGACTACATGAAGTTTCTCTATGAGCCTCAAGCCGCAGAGCTTAATAGGATGTATGGGATAGGTGCTCAGCCTGGTGATGCTTACTCTGGATATGGCGGAACACTTCAGAGGACGCTTGCTGGCCTCAATCAGAGAGGTTTAGCCGATGCAGGGACATCCGGCGTCATCCTCGCTCAGATAGAGGCTGATAGGAATAGGCAGTTGGCTGAACTCTTTGGTCAGGCCAAAGGGCTTCAAAGGCAGGATATTGATTCAGCTTATAGCAACTTGGGTCAGCTATATCCTGCTCAGTTTGAAACAGCACAGATTCAACCTAATATTAACTACTCCAATGCTATGTCTAGGTTCAATCAAGACTATCTTAGGAACTCTGCACAGCAGAATTATGAAGGCAGTAGGTCTGGAAGTCCTTGGACTTCTCTTGCTGGGATGGCGGTGGGAAGCTTATTCGGCCCTGCTGGAGCAGCAGTAGGATCTCAAATAGGCAGTCAGTTCGGTGGAGGTGGATGGGCGCAACCACAATCTTCAGGATTTAACTTCAGTAATCTATTTGGTGGTGGCAGACAACAGGTTCAGCCGTCATCCTATTCGATGCCTAACTATGGTGGTGGTAACTATCTAGCTACAAAGTATCCAAACTTGTTCGGAGCAGCAGGATTCTAGGAGACATACATGGCATTTTCAATGAGACTATCTAACCTCTTTCAAGGTCCACAGCCGTCAGTTAGCGAGAGAGCAACTGAAGGCGGTGCAGCGTCAATAGGTCAACTCTTTGGTAAGCGTCCTGATCCTGCAACCCAGTTTATAGATGCGGCATTATCTAGGATGAGGGCTGATAGGGAGGCTCAGTACAACAATGAATTGTTTGGGAAGGTAGGGATACCAGTTCCTCGTTCTGGCGGATTAGGTGACTTATTACTAGGTCTCCAAAGTCCTAACCTTGACGCTCTTAAGACTTACTCAACGCTTGATAATGCACCTTATGACAACGCTCTCAAGAAAGCTCAGACTGATTATTATACGGGTGGTTCAAAAGCTATGCTAGATCAGGCAAAGATTGCTGCTTTGGAAAGAAAGTCTCTTGAGAACTATCTTCCTCCTTCTCGCCAGAACATGAAGGACAAGAGAACGGCTGAGATATTCGAAACATTCGAGCTTAACCGAGTTAAGAAGAATCAAGCTAATGATGTGGAAAATATCCTATCTACTGTGCCAAAAGGTCTAACTGGTAAAGCTGCTGTGGCCTACTTTAAGAACATGACTCCTGATAATCCAGTTCTTAGCGGCTGGCAGAATATGAAGGATATGCTCTCTGAGATTCAGTTGGACAAAGTAGCTAGGACTAAAGGCGCTATTTCTGACTACGAGATGAAGTTCTTTGCTACGGCTGTAGGTAATGATGACTTAACCAGTATCCCTAGACTACTCCCGATCATTGCTAAGTATAGAAAAGGTATGGAGGCGAAGGAGCGTGCCTTGGTTAATGGCTATCAACAGATGTATAAAGAGAATCCACAAGAATGGGATGAGCTTAAGCAGTTTTTTGATGGGACACAGCAAGCTCCTACAGCGTCTTCTTCTAACATGGTGGTTCCTCCAGGGTTTAAGAAACAAAGGAATATAGTTACTGGAGAGGAAAGGATTGTACCCGCATGAATGAGTCAGACTGGGTAGACGTTCCAGCGGATGCTCCTATAGCACCTGTATCATCTGAGAGCGATTGGGTTGATGTGCCTTCGGCAGAGTCCTATGGCCCTCAACATATGGACTTCTCCAAGTTCCTATCCATGAGTCAGGCTCAGATGTTACCTAAGCAGCCTTCTAACATAATTGGACTCCTAAAGCAAGCGGCTTTAAGGACTGCTGACCCACTTGGCGTTGCTCAGACTGGAGCCACCATCAATGAAGGTATCAACCCTATAGCCAATAAGTCCTATGAGACATTCGCAGAGCCATTTGTTAGTGGCCTGTCTCAAGAGAAGATTCGCTCAGGCCCTATGACACTGGCTGATATTAGCCCACTTCTTGCTGCGTCACGTTTAGTATCACCTAAGCAAATAGGTGAGGTGGCTGGAAGGGTTGTTACTGATCCAAGGACTTATATCGGTGCTGAGATGGGTACTGGTCTTGCTAAGTACGGTATGCGAGGCATAGCAAAAGGTGGAAAGAAGCTGGGCGACATTATAACCTCTGGAAGAAAACTTAAGAATGCCCAAAGTGTGATTGGCTCACTTCAAGTCAGAGGAGAACAACTCACACAAGATTTGGCTCGTGCAAAATCCGCTTATGATAAAGCTATGGACTCTCTCCATGGCGCTTCCGTAACTGATGCTCAGGCTTATAAGACAGCCTTACCAGAATTAAGTAAGGCTAATAGTAAAGTCTATAAGACAGGTCTTGATATAGCTGAAGGAAAACTTTCAGAGAATCAGGCTAGTGTGAAGAAGATGGTAGACGAGGCATTGCAGGAAGCGTTTGATGAAGGTATTAGCACAGGAACAGTTGTTGATAAGTTGAAGGAACTATCGAAGAAACTATCTCCTACCTCAGAAGAAGTCTTTGACTATGCTACTCTTGGTAATAAATCAGTAGTAACTAATAAGCCTGTATCAGTTTCAGAGCTTAAGAATATTAAGAATGAGATTTACAAGTTAGCTAAGCAGTCAGGTGATTCTGCTGATGAGGTAGCTAGTGCCATATATTTTAAGCACTACGGGAATAAGGTAGCTTCAATCGACAAGGATTTTGCTGTTATGAACGCTGAGTATCGTCCTTATGCCGAGGCTAAGAACTGGGCTTATAGAGTATTTAGGCCAAAGACTAACGAGGAGATTACCTTTGGTGAACAGGTGCTTAAGCGGATTGCGAAGGGTCAAGGCCAGCAGAAGGACTATGATTACCTCAAGCTTCTAGAAGAAGGCTCAGGCCGATTCAAAGGGACTGGTAATCTACGCAAATCCTCTACCTCGATATCCGATGAATTGAAGAATCTTGATAATCAGATAGAGCAGCTTAGAGTTCGGAAGGTTAAGTCAACAAAAGGTATATCGGAAACGAAGGTGTTGGTTCAGAAGCTAGAGTCTTTAAAGCGTCAAAGAAACTGGATTGCAGCTGGGGCTATAGCTGGGCTTCTTGGTGTATCTACTAAAGGAAAGTCTATTATAAAAGGTACTACAGATGTCTTATCTTGAGTCTCTGTGTTCGATCCAAGCCATAAGGAAACAGAAGAATGAGATTGATATGAGTAACATGTTAGATATTATAGATTATAATCACCAGGAACACAAATGAATCCTAATGCACCAATAGAACCTCGTCAAGCTCAAAAAGCTTCTCCTCAAGACATCATACTTGGATCTACGCTCAAGTCTATAGAAACCTCAGAACTATTGGCAAATAAACAACTTAGTGACTTAAACCAATCATCTTCTGATACGGCATCTACACTCAAATCTATAGTCCCCGATCTTAAACGCTCTGGAGAAGCCTATGGCTTCATATCGTCCTTCCTGGCTTCAATTAAAGGGGATACAGGCGAAAAGGGAGAACCTGGTCCGAAGGGCGAGTCTGCATACACCCCAGAAGAGGCCAGGGCCATCATAGCGCCCATTATCCCTGCCCCTATCCCTGGCAGGCCCGGTAGAGATGGCATAGATGCGCCTAGTCGTGAGGAGATACTTACTGACCTCATTCCCTACATTCCAGTCCCTATTGATGGACGAGATGGCATGCCTGGTCGAGACGGTAGAGACGGCTCCCCCGACACAGGCGAGGAGATAGTAGCTAAGATCAATGAGCTTGATGCAGACGGTCCGAAGATCGACGCCTCGCATATCAAGAATCTTCCTCAAGCCGTTAACCGTACAATAACTAAGATGAGCGGACTTCAAGGTGTAAACCTTGGCGTGCTTGGAGGTATTAGCTCTGGTAGCACAGTAACAATAAACAGTGGAAACTATCTCTACTTCGGAGATTCAGGAACAGACGGTTCTTGGAGAATGTATGTTAATGGGACTGACTTTTTGATAGAGAGACGAGAATCTAGTTCTTGGGTTGAGAAGGGGAGTTTCCTGCCATGAAGAAATTAGCCATATTTGTGATGCTCATGCTACTGTCCGTACCTGCTTATGCTAGGACTAATACCGACATAGTTGTTGCTAGGACTAGAGTACAACTTGGCTCAAACACAGACGGTAGCGCCTCTTGCATAGGAGTCACAGGAGATAGGCTCTACGGTGATACTGATTGTGATAATACAAAGGATGCTGGAGAAGAGTTCATTGATCAGGCTGTAGGAGGCTCAGGGGATGTAACATCAGTAGGAGACTGTACCACAGGAGCCTGCTTTGATGGAACCCAAGGCACTGTCCAGACTTATAATAATGCAGGAGGAGATGGCACTCTTACATACGATGGAGTGGACTTCACGCTATCCCATCCTCTTGTTGTATCTGGAACTGAGGTTAAAGGCTCTAATGGGTATAAGTTTAACTTTGCCTCAGCTACGACGCTTAAGATACTATCAACTGGCTTTGAAGACCTGATACTTGACCTAGAAACAACCTCTAACACCGCTATATGGACCTCTAGTACAGGAGTATCGGTAGTTGAATTTAGCGGAATTGATGTTAAGGTTCCTACTGAAGTTTACGATGCGACAGGATGGAATGGTGATTTGACTGTTCCGACCAAAGATGCTGTACGCGATAAGATTGAAACGCTAGGAAGCGGCGGAGACTCAGTCACAGTTAATTCTTCAGCGGCGACAGACACTAACCTTCTCGATAATATATACATGGATTGGTCATTAGATACTGGTTCAACTCCTGATGACGTAACGACTAAGTTTAATTACAACGCAGCGTCTGGTGACATAGCCCTTTCAGCCAATGAACTTGCATTCGCTTTAAACGGATTCGTAGCTGAGGGCGCTACGGCAGACACGATTGAACTCTATTTTGCAATCCCAGATCCAGTTTCAACGGACAAGACTATCACCTTTCCAAATGCAACTGACACGCTCGTAGGCAAAGCCACGACTGACACGCTCACAAATAAGACAATAACAGCGGCGAGTAACGCAGTTGAAGCTGATGACCTCATTTGTACGGACTGCATCGGCACAACAGAAATCTCCGATTCTTACGTCCTTAATACCTCGGATGAAATGTCAGGCGATCTTGGCTTCACAGATGACCGCTTTGTATATCTCGGGGCGTCGGCAGATGCACAACTGTCCTGGGAAACAACTGGCAACGACCACTTTGAACTCGATGTGATTGCAGGTTCTAGTGCGGCGCAGAGCGGCTATTTAGTTCTGACACCAACCTCTTCCCCATATAGTCTCGCACTATTGGACGATGACCCACATTTGATGATCGTTTCGGGTGATGGCGTGGACTATATCGACATCTACAATGACCGCACAAACGGTGTTATAGAAGTCAGCTCTGGCGTTCTAAGCCTTGCAAGTCCGACAACCACTTCCACGCCTTCAGCAGATGACAATGACACGTCTCTTGCTACGTCAGCCTTTGTTCAAACCGAGATAAACGCAATGGGTGGACGTAGCCTAACAGTGACTAGTGGCCTAATGGACGCAGATGTAGAACTCTATACTCACACGATCTGTTATCGTCTACCAGCCAGCCCTGTTGCCACAGATGACGATAAGAGCATATGGATTAATAACACTGCTAACCAGTTTACCGTAACTAAGCTTTGGGCTGAATCTGACCAGACCGTGACACTCATGCTTCAGGTTGATGACGGCACCCCAGCAGATATGGACAGCGTTGATCTAGCCCCAGCAGCAGGCGTTGCAACCGATACAGCGCTTAATGGTGATGCTACAATAGCAGCAGGTGATAGGGTTGACGTTGATGTTGCATCAGTCGCCAGCACACCTACTTGGTGCACGATATGCTTTACTGGGACATGGGATGACTAAGCGTCTAGGCCTCTTACTCGCTGTCTTCATTCTCATAACATCTCCTGTCTACGCAGCCATTGCTGTCGTTCAGACTAAGAATGGTCAGTCAACAACAAACGACACACTCGCCGTAACTTTTGATGCGCCCACAACCGCTGGGAACCTTATCGTTGCTGAGATAACAGCGTTTGGTCTGTCGGCTGGTTCAACTGATGCCGCATCATTCTCATCTTGTACAGACGGTACTAACACTTACTCAATCGGGCATCCATACAAACAGAACTCTGGATCTGGTTCTGAGCATGTCTGGCAGAGGTATACGGCTAATGCTGCTTCCATCAGTACAGTAACCGCCGTAGTCATCCATGCTCCAGGTGAAGATCCGATGAATGTAAGAATGACGATATTTGAGATCTCTGGAGCAGCTACGTCATCCCCTTTTGACAAGTCATCAACTGGAGAAGGAAATGGCACTGCTATAGACTCAGGCTTAACAGCCACGCTTGCACAGGCTGATGAAATCTGTATCGGTGGTGCTCAAACGGGTGGAACTGCTACATTTACCCCTGGTACTGGCTGGACAGAGACAAGGGACGCCAATAACTCCACAACTGGATACAAGATTGTTGCGGCTACTACAGCCGTTAAGTTTGATCCTACAGGATCCGATATAAGAGATTGGGCTGCAGCTATTGGAACATTCAAAGCTGCTAGTGTAGCCCGTCGTCGTCAAGGTACATTAGTAGGAGCATAATAATGAGAAAACTAATAGGTCTTTTAATGCTTCTTGCGCTCATTGCGACATCACGTTCCGAGTCGTTACCACAATGTAATAATGGCAACACGACACCTGTGGCAGTTATTGAGGTGTATCGATGAAGCATATTTACTTAATGTTTACATTCTTAACAATATCGGCACCAACCCTCGCCGCCACTCATTGTCTGACCGACACAGGTGCGGCCCCATCTGATGGAACAGTCTGCACAACTACAGCCGCTTTCTCAAGTGCCAACTTCACGACGGCTTGGGCGGCTGGTGCGTCTGGCGACACATTTTACCTGGCTGACTTAGACAATGAGTCATTTACTGGGCCACTTACAGTTACTACGGCTTCTGAGGGCTCTGTTGGCTCTGGTGTCACGTTCACAGCATCGAGTGCTACAGACCGCTTCACAGCCACATCGCATGGCCTCTCAGATGGGGATGCAATCCAGCTTGAAGTCTCAGGCGGCCTCCTTCCGGCAGGAATAGGAGGTATTACGACGCGCAGCTTTGATTCGCAGATAGGATCTCAAGCTGGTAATGAGATAGATGTATTTGTGCGTGATAAGGATACTAACACCTTCAAGATAGCCCGTTATGAGAACGGACCAGCCATTGATCTGACATCGAATGGTACAGGTACGATGACCTACAAGAAGATTACATACACCATCATTAAGGGTGATGGGTCTCTGTCCGCTCTCAACGATCAAGGGAATGGGAAATATACCTACCAGACTAGTTCTTCTACTTACGCCTCATTTGTAGGCGATAGAGAAGTCCCTGCTCTGGCTACAACTGGTGGAAACAACTTCGCCACAGGTAACGCCTTTATCTCGCTCAACTCAGGTGTTGACGGCATAAAGATTATGAATCTAAATCTATCACGATATGAGTTAGCTGTCTCTGCACAGAACGGGACTAATAACCATATTTACATCAAGAATGTTGATGGCATCCACAATCGTGAGGTCTTCCGCTTTCATGGTGATGCGACATGCACGACAGGCTACCGATGCGCTACTGGCTCTCGCGGTCTAATCATAGACGGATGCGACTGGGACTATGTTTCGAAGCGCGGTGTTCGTCTTGACCTTGGCATCCATAACTTCACAGTAGCTAACTCCTACTTCAACGGCCAGTTCATCAACGGTGATGAGATAGCTATGGGGTTTCAGACTGGCGGTACGACAAGCCCAATTTATAACGGCTGGTTCATTAACTGTACATTTGAGAAGTTCGCTATGCCTCGTGGCACGACTTATGACAATGGGGATGGAGGGGCTACAGAAACATTGACTTCTAACATGAACTTTGATGGCTGTAAATTCTTCGATACGCAGGACGGGGCACTCGACCTAAAAGGTGGGCCACACTCAGTTATTAATTCAATCTCAATGCGTGACGGTCAACGTCCTTGGCGTAACTGGCACGGCAAGGTCTATTACTACAACGTCCTTGGTGGATGGGTCAAAGAGGGAGACTTGACACAATATTCAGACGGCTCCCCTGCTGTATTCTGGGTAGGTGGCTCTGTAGACATTGAGTTTTCCACGATGGTCAATAGTGCTTATCCTTACCGCTTTGATAACGAGACAATAAAGAGTCTGACATACACCGGAGGGACTGGCAGCGTTCCTATTATTGGAAGTGTAATCACAGGCGGAACGTCTGGAGTCACGGCCAAAATAGCTGATTTCACTGGTAACGCCTCATCAGGAACGCTTTATATATTTAACGGTGGAACATTCACAAACCCTGAGACTATCACAGGTACTTACTTTTCCACAGGGACTTCAGATGGGTTTTCTGCAACAACATCAAGCAATGGCACTGCAGGTGAACCTGGAAAGGCCATTGTAGATGACTCGATTATAGCCTTGGACAAGAATCACACCTCCTACAGCACTAGCGCCATAGAGGAGTGCGGAGGCTGTTCCTACACACTGACAGAGACCAACGTAGCCAAATACGTTGAAGGAGTCTCCGGCACTAGCCCTCAATTCGGGAACATTTACAATAAGTATTGGAGAGGCGAGAACAACGATTATGACTCTGCCTTATACACCAATACGAAGGGCTACTACCGAAATGGGGCAGTTGACAACTCACAGCAGATAACTATCGAGACCGAGATAGCATGATGATTGATAAGCTTAAGGCTTATAGAGATAAGTTACTCAGAGAGTATCAGCTTAGAGAGGCGACTAGTATCGTGCCAGTCATGCAGCCTATTCCTCCTGCTAAGGTTGTCGTTGATCTGGTTAAGTACAAGGAAGGTGAGATTGGGCCAAAGGGTGAGAAAGGGGATAGGGGGGAGACCGGACCTGTTCCGACTAAAAATGAGGTGGTTGAGCTGCTATTGCCACATATACCAGATCCTATTGTAGGACCGCCTGGCAAGGATGGAGTTGATGGAAAAGATGCTGATGAGGAGGCTATTAAGGCAAGCGTGTTGGCTTCTATTCCGGCTCCTAAAGATGGGTTAAACGGTCTGAATGGGCAGGATGGAGTTGATGGGAAGGACGGCCTCCCAGGTAAGGACGGAAGCCCAGATTCAGGTGAGCAGATAATTGACAAGATCAACGATGTGGACACAGATGGGCCTAAGATAGACGCCGTACACATTAAGAATCTTCCCGTTGCTATCAATAAGACTATAACTAAGATGGGTGGCGGTAGTGGCCCAGGCGCAACGAATCTCAATGCCTTAACAGATGTAAACCTTTCTAGTCCTACAAACGGGCAAGTCCTCTCTTATAACTCCTCTACAGGACAATGGTCTAATGCTGCTGATGTAGCTGGAACCCCTGCCGGATCAGATACACAAGTCCAATTTAATAATGCTGGTGCGTTTGGAGCCAGCGCAAATCTAAGATATTACGACTATGCAGGGTTTGGTAACAAGTCGCTTGTATCAAATGACTATGCAACAACTGACACGGGTGGGACAGGATTTATAGCAGCGTGGGCAAGTAACTCCTTTAACGGAGCTGTCTCATTAAGCTATGCGGATGGCCTCCAATGGAATGCAACTGCAAGCCCAAAATATCTATCACTTCCAAAGCTTGTAGGAAGCCAGACTGGTGCCGTTGGCACATGGCTTCAAATTCAAGGTACGGCAGATGGCGGTACTGACGAGGGTGTAAGAATCCCAGGAACTATAATCATTGGGTCCGATCAGATTCCGACTGTAGCTCTCGAAGTTATAGGTACAATCAAGCTCGGGACATATGGCGGCTCTCAAATGTCTATGACAGGCACAACTGGTCTTACCTTATCCGGTCAGTCCGGGCAATCCACAATCACATCAGGCTTAATCGTCAACAACGCCTCTGGAAGTACTGCAGCAGACATATTCATCGTGAAGGGTTCTGCCGATTCAAACCTAATTAATACATCAGCTGCCAATTCCACCGTAGGTTTTGGTATCGCCGCACCCGCTGGCAGCACATCAAAATCGAAATTCGGTGGCGGTTCATCCACGGTAGCAGCGATTAACATCGCGAACCAAACCGCAAAATCATCGCCTGTTGCTGGGGATATGTGGACAACAACATCAGGTCTTTTTTACAGCACCTCCACAGCCGCACAGCGTGTCATGGCCGTGGCCGATGTCGGGGCAACAAACCGAGCGCTGCTCTCAGGTAACAACGCCAATCCCGCATGGTCAAGTGCGACCTATCCGGCTAGTACAACGGTTAGCCAGATTCTTTATTCGTCTGGCACGAACACGATAACGGGTTTAGCCACAGCCAACAACGGGCTTCTTGTCACAAGCGCCACAGGCGTTCCTTCTATTCTGGCCGGACCTGGAACGACTGGGAACATCCTCCAATCAAACGCCGCCGCCGCTCCGTCTTTTTCGACCGCAACCTACCCATCGACCACGACAGTAAGCCAAATTCTTTACTCTTCATCGGCAAACGTCGTCGCGGGTCTCGCGACGGCAAATAATGCGCTTCTCGTTACATCTGGCACTGGCGTCCCGTCTATATCGGCAACTATCCCGCTTGGTATCACGTTCACCGCCGCTACGACGGCAGACCAGTCTTTTAACGTCCCAGCCGGAACAGCGCCGACTTCTCCGGTTGATGGCGATCATTGGAACGATTCAACGCAAAAGTGCATGACGAACTTTGTGGACGGGATTAAGCAATACGACTGGAGAACGATATTTGTCGCTACGGCAGACGGGGCCACGGCAACGGGTGACTTAACTACAGAGCAAACCGTAACACCTACAGGCGTCGGGACGCTTATCCTTCCATCCAACTTTTTCTTAGCTGGTAAGGTACTCCGTATCAGCATTACATTTGCTCAAGCCCAAAACGGAAGTTTTACACCTGCACCAACCATCAAGATTAAAAAGGGGTCAACTGTTATCGCTCAAGCGGCTTATAGTTGGGCCAACAATTCAGGTACAACGATATCAGGAATGATCCCCATTGTTGGGACAAGCACAACGGCTACAAAAGCCAGAGCAAAATTGATTTATGGGGCAACGGCTGCATCAAGCGTGAATATTGGAACCGATGCAACGATAAGCACCAACTCCGAGGCTATATCCGTCACTGTCACGTTTGCCGCGGCAACACACTCAGCCGATTCGCTAACAGTCACACAAATGCTAGTCGAGGTTGGGCTATGACGCCGCATGAGATTTTCCAGAAGATTCAGACCACAAGTAGGGTTTTACCAGAAGGCCAAACCTGGCACAGCGGCACCATCTTACCGAATGGGCGTTTTATGGCTATTCGTCAGACTGATTACAACGAAATCCACAATGACCTATTTTACAAACTTGGCTTTACTCTTGATCACCTGATGAAACTAGGTTGCGTGAGAAAGATGCACAACAACTATCAGTTTGATGTCGATAACCCGATGGCGAAGGAGCTTATCGAATCGGACATAATGATTACAAATCATGTCGGGACTGACAGAATTAACTGCTCCAACCGTGACGACTGCCACTGGAATCTTAGATTCACATACCAGGATTTTGTAGACAACGGTTTTAAACTCCCAAACCCACGGCGAGACACATACTTTCTCTAATGGCTATCACATTTACACCCGCAAATACGTCCTACGTTACCTTCGGCCATAACATAGCCTTTAACGGAAACACATGGGCTGTGTCTATATGGGTTAATCGTGCTGGGAATGGGACTACTATCTCGACGGGAACAGGCGGCACAAACCTTGAGCCAATCCTTTGTAAGGGGTCTGGAGAAGCGGACTCTCCAGCTAACCTTAATGCCAACTACATGATTGGATGGTCTACGGCACTCGGCACATTCGTTGCTGATTGGGAGGATGAGAACAACGGACAGAATCGTCCTTGGACTACAGCCTCACCAGTAACCCTCACAGCTAATACATGGTTCCATCTTGTCTTAGGCTATACAGGACCAACAGCCCGTACCTATTACGGCTATGTCAATGGGGCGTCTATAGGAACCCTTATCCTATCTGGTGCCTTAACAAACGCGCAAGCAAGCCCAGAGGATACCTGTATTCAACACCTTGGATTTGGGGCTGCGCTTAATTCTAGTGGTGGGCGCAGTGGATGGTGGAATGGGAGGCTAACTGAAACCTACATCTGGACAGGATATGTTTTGACTAGCTCTGATATTGATAAGCTATATGGACTAGGCAATCCTAAGAAAGGCGTTGGCCGCTTCATCAGCCCATCTAATCTTAAACTGTATTGCGAACTAAATGATTTTGCAAATGGTGTAACAGCGTCAGGCGCAACGTCTATCAGAAACTATGCAGCTGAGCTTCCAGGCACCCCTACAAATTCTCCACAGGGGTACACTGAACCATTTGATGATGACTCAAATATCTTTGCAAGCACACTGTACTCTGCGACGATATACTGATAATTAACTATAAGGAGCCTATATGTCAGAGAGTAAGATGATTCAGGATATGAATGAGATGGAAATCAAGTCTTGCATTTACGATCAGTTAGTTATTAAGGCTAACGCTGATAGGACTATTCAGGCGCTAGAGAATGAGCTAATCAATAGAGCTAAATCTAACGTTGTGGATAATGGGACCAAACAATAGGATGGACTTTAATTGGATTTTTAAAGAGGTAATACCCAGCTTCATAGAAAGCAGTCCTTTTCTGACTCTAGCTGCTATATTCTATTGGCAGAACATTATTCTTCAAAAGAAGCTATCTGAGGCCAATGATAAGCTTATTCTTACTACGAACAAAATGTTTAATGATCAGATGGATATATATAAGTCTCAGAGTAGTGTGATGTCTAGATTCACAGACATCATGGAAAGCGCTCTGAAGGCCGTGGAGAGGAGGAATAAATGAATAGTGAAGTTGTACCAAGTGTTATTAAAGTCCTTTATGTTGAAGATGATGCAGACGATGTAATGATTGTTACTGACCTCCTACAAAAAGAAGGCCACGGGCAGACTTTCCTTGTTGTAAATGTGAGCACATTAGAAAGCAGCCTTGAATTACTGAAAAAAGACATCTTTGATATAATCATGCTTGATTTAAACCTTCCTGACTCGAATGGTATAGACACCTTTCTAAGCGTCAAAAAAGATTCAAAAGATACGCCCATCGTTGTGCTGACAGGTGCTAGTAATGACTTGATGAATATTAAGCTAATAGCCGAAGGTGCCTATGAGTGCTTTATGAAGTTAGATATCAATAAAGCGTTTCTTCCTGTATGTCTGACTCTCGCAACAGCCAAGCATGAACTTAAGCGCAAACACAATCTTTTTGGTCTAAAGGCCGATGAAATATCTAGGCGGCTCAAATAAACAGAGCACATTAAATGTGTGGCAGTTAGAGACTAATATTGCCAGACTAGAGGAGCGGCTTAATTCATATGAAAAGGCTGTCTCGGTTGCTACGGCTGCTATGGACAGAAGGCTTGACGGGATGAATGAGTTTAGGGAGCAGTTGAAAGATCAGGCCTCAAAGTTCCTTACAAAGGATGTGTACGAGTCCAAGCATGAGCTTATCGTGCAACAGATTAATGATCTTAATATCAGTAAAGCCGTGCTTGAAGGCAAAGCCTCTCAGAAGTCTATGTTCATCACGATGGCGGTGTCTATAGTTAGCTTGTTGCTTGCTTTATACAAGCTTGCGTTTGGTTAAACAGGAGGTAACTTATGGGTATTTACTTACTATGGACAGGGCTTACACTGATCCAGTGCAGCTCCATCCTTCATGGTATACCGCAAGTGCAAGTGGTTGGAGCGGTTATAATGGTCATAGGCTGCATTCTTATGTGGCTTGGTAAATAAGGAGGATTCAATGATATTCTATAGAATAAGTATGTTGGTTTGGCTTACATCACTCTTAGCTCTCCCTCTTTGGGCAGCAGAGGAAACAGCCATTACGGTGTCCTCTATTGCGACACCTCCTGGCTCTCCTTGGTATGCGACACTCATTGCGTCCATATTCCCCATCCTCCTAGGTGCCCTAACTTGGCTATCAGGCCGCATTTCCATGTTTGTGGCGACTAAGCTGAGAGAGGCTAAGACGAGTGAGCAGGGCAAGTGGTACTCTATGGCGTTTGTGCTGGCTGGTATGGCTGTGAGGGCGGCTGAGACTAGCTTTGGGCCTGATACGCAGACAGGGGCAGAGAAGAAGGCTAAGGCTAAAGCGTGGCTCAAGGATAGGCTGGTTGCGATTGATCCAACGATTGTGGATAAAACGCCCAACCTGGATAGCTTGATAGAAGGGCTTGTGAACGCAGCTTACCAGGATGCATTTACAGCTCTCTCCCCTTTAGTTCAACCCGCGCAGCCAAAGCCGGGGCAGTAGGGATCCGCCTGGCCCTGTTTGCATCCCGATTCAAGCTGACCAAGGGAGAGTTCCTAAGGCCATTCGGAACCCCTATTACAGGTTGGCGGGTAGATACAGGCTGGGATGGACAGGGTAGGATATTTGATCCATCTATGCAGGAGAGAGTCTATGTGGAGTGGAAGAAGGCCCAGGTGAAGGAGACTGTCTTCTCCAACACTCACCTAGTAATCGACTCTTCTTCCTCCATCTGATGCCAGCAGCCACACATGTCCTCTGTACACCTGTCGTGCTTCCCGCCTAAGCAGGCCTTGCACCAGAGTGTTCTAGAGAAGCTCATAGTCTAAAGAATCCTCTCACGTCCTTGATAGCGGCCAGGATAGCCAGCGAGTCTGCATGAGAAGCAGCCTTAAGGTCCGCGATAGCGTCTAGAACTGGCTTAAGGTCTACCGTGCTGGGGGCTGGAACAGGCTGAGAGACAGCCGGGCCTTTGTAGGTAGGGGCCACGAGGACTGGGGTTCCTGCAGCAATCAGCTTAACACGAGGATCAGTGCCATCTGTCTTGATTGGGTTCCCATTAGCATCTGAGACGTTCCTGGTGCAGTTGGTGAAGCCTACACGCTCGATGGAGCAGGTAGCGCCGTCATTCAGCCATATCCCCTCATCACAGTCCTCAATCAGGACGTCCTTAATGGGTGTGAAGCCTGACCACAAGCGGATACCTCTGTGACGCCTGGCTACCTTACCGTTGGAGACTTCAAGCAGGGCCACTTTGGAGTCAATGCCTGAGTCTGACTTAGCACGGTCTGTTCCGGCCAGATCAAAGCGGCGTATGCGAATACCCGAGCATCCAGACTCGATGAGGATGTCGTCCCCATTCCTGTAGGCCATCGACCCGCCGTAGTTGATGCCTCGGCTGATGTAGCCGTCAATCACACCTCCTACCACCTCTTGGAAGTATATCCCCTTATTGAAGTCAGCCTGTGCGTTATCCATTGCGTTGGAGTAGACGTCCTTGATGGAGACGTTAGAACCCTTGCGAACATCAATAAATGCCTTTGCAAAGTTATTCGCAGCTATACGCTCAAACTTAAGGTTAGTGAATCCCTGTATAGCTATACACTTATCGTTCCCAGGCGTTACTACATCCTTGAACTCTAGGTCGGCATACGTCTTATCAACTAGATTCTTATCCCAGAATACGATCGGATTAGATTGCATTTGATTCTCCTTTGTTTAATTCCTCATAACCCTTCAGATCGTCAAACTGACCGACTAATAGCATTTGTGGACTAACCTTGAGAACCTTGGCAATCCTGAATAAGTTATCGACCTTTAAGTGACGTTTTCCATGTTCGATGTAGAACAACGCTGTGGGGCTTTTGAACCCGATAGCTTTAGATAAAGCAGCCTGACTTATACCAGCCTGTTTTCTAAGGACAAGGATACGCTGGCCTATTAATGCTGACGGCTTAGGTCTTTGATGTTTAGGCATGTCCATCCTTTCGGAGAGAATCGGTGATTTTCATGGGAAAATGACCTGCACTTCCTTGATTTGGTAATCCGCATTACCTCTTATTTCTTTGGCTTTTTCTAGGCTATTAGCCAAAAGAATAGTTCCATTTTTGATGTCACCAATAAGCCAATACGTTATTTTAATCATCGGACCTTCTCATCCTTTCGTAGAGAGTCGAGGTGGCCGTTTTCAATATTAATTCCAGCTTCAATAACTTTCATTTCTTCCTCTTTCCGCTTCCTACAGCCGAAGCAAACTGCCCTAATTTCATCGTCACCACGGAAGAAATTAACTTGGATAAACCGCTTTCCAAGAGTCCACTTGGAGCAGAATATACATTGCCTTCCCTGACCTTCCTTCTCATATTCAGGCTTTGGGTGACGTTTCCATTCGCCCCATTTTGGATACTTGTCCAACTTTGACCGAAGGCTCATTTCTTCCCCTCCTCAACCTTAGAGGGTGCGGGAGAGTGGAGGGCTTGGTCTGCTACGTCACCGATGTCTTTGCAGTCTGGATACTGGTCTGTCATAGACACGATTCTCCGAAGCGCCGTTCTCAAGGCTTCAAGCTCTGCGTCTTTTTGGGTGAGAGAGGCTTGGAGGTCTTTAACGACATTTGCGACGGAATCAATGTCACATGAACCGCAAGCCGTTGAAGCCTCGTTTAACCATTTGCTCAACCTCGCGTTCTCCCTCTCAAGCTCCTCGTATCGGGTGCGTTCGGAGTCGAGGGCTTTTTCTATTAACTCCCATCCATCACTATTTATTGCTTCATGCCAATCACCAGTTGGACCGCCAGAATCAAACTGTTCGATACAATCGTTCAGCTCTTTTACAAGTTCCTTCGCTATCTCCTCCGTCGTCGGCCTAATAGGTTGGGTCATCTGTCTTTCTCTCCAAGTAAGGATGGGTGTTCGTAGATGTTTCCAAGGACTTCGTGATGACACCGACAAGCACATTCAGGTTTGCGCGGACAATCGCCCATTCCGCACGTCCCGCAAGTAAAGCTGATTGGCCCAATCTCGCTATCACTGCAACAAGTTTTGATTTTCATAAATATTTCCTATGACTTCGCAAAAAGAAGGATTTAGCCATGAGAACGGCTTTATATGAGCACCTTCCAATTTCACGGTGTCTTTCTGCCATCCGATAATATTTCCATCGGAATCTGTCACCGCGCAGTTGACAACATCCCCCTCCCATATCTCCTTACCTTTGGCGTCAGTTAGTCCGGTGAATTGCATGAGAATAAATCTATCTTCATCGTACTCATCAATATCATGCGCCCAAATATCACCATTAAATCCAACCTTGAAATGCTTAGAAGTTTTCATATTCTGAGTTTCTTTATCAAAAGCCCTAAACTTAATCGGCCTTGTCATGCGTTCTCCTCGATTAGCTTTCTGATGGCATTAGCGATATTTACTCCAAATCTTAAACCTGGAAGCGACACGTATTTATCTTCTGCCACCTCAGCCGCCTCTCGTATTGCCTGATTGCGGGTGTCGGTGAGGGCATCTGCAAGAAATTCGACGGCAGAGTGATGATCTGGTGCTATAGAAAAACTGTTGTATAATTCCTCAGCCTTCTCGTTCATGGGGTTTTTAGTCATGGGTGCTAAACTCTAGTAGAGTTTGTTTTTCGCCTGGTATTTTCATAAATGTCATCCACCTAGTTTGAGATTTACTGCCTGTGGTATGCCCGAATAGCGGCCGTACCGGGAAAAGCCGAAGTACTTTAGCAATCGGCACTTGCTGGATGTTCCACTTGAAAACAAGTATCCCGTAATCATCCAATACTCGCCAAAGCTCGTAAAATCCCTTGCGAATATCGCTTTGCCATGTAAACGGATCCAAACAGCCGAACTTCTTTCTCATGATGCTTGTCTTTCCCAAACTCATCAAATGGGGGGGGTCCCACGCTATCAGCCGAAAGGATTTGTCTTTAAACTTTAAATCTCTAAAATCCATCACAATATCCGGCTCAACGCTAAATCCTGGTCTCTCTTTGCAAAGCCCGACGGCCTCTTTACGAATATCAATATAAACAGCGTTTGGGTGTGTCTTGTTGAACCACATCATGCGGCCAGAACAACAAGCATCTAAAATAAACTTCTTATCGTCACTCATCCTTCCCCTCCTCAACCTTAGAGTGTTGCTTCCAATCACAGTCACAGCACTCCTCGTATTCACCGTCACGATAGAAAACAATGACGGTCTTATGAGTCTTGTTGTGCGTCTCCACAACCTTAGAGGGTGCGGGAGAGTGGAGGGCTTGTAATGCGCGTTCCAGAACAGGCCGAACGCAATCACGCATCGTCTGGATATGGTCATTGTCGGTGATGCTGTTGAGTGCAACTTGAAGCGCCTCCCGGCACACCTCAAGCTCTGCGTCTTTTTGGGTGAGAGCCTGACTAAGCGCATCTATTTTAAGGTCATCACCTGAAATACAACGCATCAATGACGCGCACTCCGCTTCCTTCTCCTTAAGAGAGGTTTTAAGCCTTGTTATCGTCTCGGCGTCCTGAAATTGACGAGCCTTGTAGCAATGGGCTTCGTTGGTCAGAGTTTCGACTTCCATCTCAAGCTCCTCGTATCGGGTGCGTTCGGAGTCGAGGGCGGCTTTAATTTCTTTTCCAAGGTCAAAGACTTCTGGATTGGACAAGCCGTGAATTACCATCTTCTCGCCAATCTCTCTGACAACGCT